CAATCCTTGTCTGATACTCGGTTTCCTTTGTTTCAAGTTCACCGTTGAGCTTTTCGATTTCGCCCTTGAGCTCGTCCACATTGACACCCTCAAACTTTTTGAGTGCAGTCTGTGCAGTTTCAAGCTGTGACTTGTAGTTGTCCCTTTCGGTTTCAAGTCTTGATTTAGCCTTTTCGATGTCGGCACCGTTTTCATTCAGAATTTTATCGACAACGCTTTTTTCAAGACCTAAATCTTCTAAAAATTTTCTCTGCATAATAATGCTCCTTTCGATACGCTTTTTTACGAGGTTGCACCTCATTCTATCCGTAGTTTTACGACTTCGGAACGGTCAATTTTGGGTAAAATAAAAGCACCTTACATATTCGTAAAGTGCTTAATCTGCTTTTTCTGTTTTAACTGCTTTGGCTCTCGGCTTTTTGGGAGCGTCAGGCTTGACCTCTTCTGCAAAACCACCGTCAATGAGTTCCTTTGCTCTCTGCTCGGAGCATTCAAAAACTTCATTCACAGGTCGGGTTACATAGCCGTTCTGCCTGTCGTTAAATGCTGTTGTTACTCTAACCTTCATATTCTCACCTCCTAAAAATGGGTATAAAAATACCGCCCTCACTCTGTGGGAGCGGTTTTTTTAATTAGTAGTTGGTTTCAAGTGCAGTTAATGGAACTATTTTCATTTCATAAACATCTTTATCGTTTTCCAAACACTTGTTTATGGCTTCAACAATTTTGTTTTCAAACGTTGCTCTGTCAAATTCATATTCAAAATAGAAATCAGGAAAAGAGTCTTCACCGAAAACTCTTTCATATTTTTTTATGGCATTTTCGGTACTGTTCTGATATTCAAGATTTTCGTGTACACTCATACTATTTCAACTCCTTCATAATATTCAAAAAGCTACTATAACTATTGGGAAGATATTTTTTTACATATTCAAGCTCCAAGCCTCCGCAGGTTTCTGCGCTCATTATATTAGCCCACGTTTCGGATGCTGTTTCATAATCTCTTACAATAGACTTTACTTTTGCTTGATTACTTGCATCATAACCTAAGTTTATGTATACCTTTTGTACATCTTTTTCTATTTTTAATTGTTTAAAAGAAGAATATATGCGGTTATAATTGCTATCTTTATGTTGCCATTTCATTTTTGTGCGTTTAGTGCCAAACATTCCGCATATTGCATCTTGAACTCCTGCACTGGCAGATGAACTAAATAAATCATCCCTAAAGGTACTATCAAAGATTTTTGTGCTTAAAGCACTTTTATCTTTTCGCAATGCTTTTAGAAATTCATCACTTACACTGGCTTTATTTTTTATCAAATTATTAGATAATTTTACACTTTGTTTTATAGCGTCAATTTCTCTAAAATTAAGGTTTTTAAATACACCCACATCATCAATAAAATGTCCGTATTCGTGTGATAATATGCTGAATTTACTTCTACCGTCAGCTAGTTGGTTTTTATCGGGGTATCCATAACTTATTTCTTTTAAGTGAGAATGATAACAACCTCCAGACGGATTGTATTTTACACTGTTCAGTTGAGGAGAATAATTTTTATAGGCTCTTTTGATATTGTCGTTTGAATTATTATTCAACAAATCAAGAAATTCTTTTGTATCTTGAATAGTCGGACTGGAGTTTGCAATAATTGAAATATTATTTGCATCAACAGTAGTCGTCTTTTTATTAATTATACCACTTTCAGCGGATTTTGCAACCTTATCATCCGAAATCTTGTTGACACTCCCTGCTTTTTTCGGGAGTTTTGAGCCTAAAGCATTTTTGCCGCTTACGGTTACTCTTTCCCATTGCTGAGGCAACCCCATAGCTTTGGAAAACTTTACATATTCGTCCTGCCTTTGAAAATATCTGACCTTTGCGCCTGTGATTGTATCGTCATCGGCACCGCCCTGTGTGAGTAGTTCAATCTTCTGTCGGTCGGCACGCATTGCAGTTTCAAGCTGTCTTTGCCTCTGCTGTGCCTCATATGCCGTATATGTTTTGCCGTTATACTCTTTCGGGGTGTTCTCCTCCTCGTTCATACGGTCAAGTTCTTCATCACTGTATGTCGGCTTGTCAACACCCTTGATGAACGGCGAATAGCTGTGATAGCAATTTGCACCGCAAAGACCCGTTACTGTACCAAGACCGCAGACGGTTTCAAGCTCCTTTTTGCTGTACACTCTGCCCTGCCACACCTGATGTGTCGGTCTTGCACCACGGTGATAGCTGACCTCGAAATATTCCGTGCCGAGCTGTTCGGCGTTGTCTTCGTTGACCTTTGCGACAACCTGATTAAAGCCTGTCATCAACGCCCTGCGTGCCGCCACATCAACACGATTGCTCCAACCGCTTGCATAATCGACGGTACGCAATCCGCTGTCGGTCATAGCTTTAACCGCTTTTGTAAGGACGGTGTTATAATCAACCGCACCGCTTGCAATCTGCATAAGTCCGTTGTCAAGAGTGCGTTGGTAAAAGTCCGCAAGCGGAGTAAATGGCAGCGTATTGTCGGCATTTCTCACGGCGAATCCGAGTGAGCCTGTAATGTTCCTGTACTCCGATTTTGTCTGATTTTTGACCGCCTTTACAAGCTGTTGCAGTTGCTTATTTTCCGCATAAGGAATATACTCTTTGCCCTTGCTTGTATAAAGCTCCTCATTTCTTGCATATCCCGATTTCACGACTTCGTCATAGATTCTGTCGATTTCATTGTCAGACACATCGAGCGTGCTTTGAATAAGGCTGTCTATTTCATCCTTACTCACGCCCAATTCATACAAGCGGTTTATCTGCCAATCGGCGGCAGAGGTTATCTCCTCACCGTTAGCTTTCAAACGCTCCGTAAGGTCGGACATAATATTTAACTGTAAACTGCGGTACAACTGTTCCATAGCCGAGGGCAAAGCCTCAATTTCAGTCGGAGTGAACATTATTCGATAACCTCAGAGGACTGCGGAAGATTCTTTTTCGCTGTCTTTTCGTCCTCTCCATACCACTTCATACGATACTCATCGGGTCGCATAATACCAAGGTTCAAGTCCTGAATATCCTGCTTGCGTTCGGTTTCTTCATCGGTCAGAATACTGTCCTTGAAATCGCATACAAACGAATAACCGCTTGTTGTCAGCGAATTGTAAAAGGCAAGAGCATACACCAAGTCATCAAGGCAATAGCGAAGCTGTTTCTGAATTGCCGACACGGTGTTGTACTTTCTGTCCTTTGCCGACTTAATCTCCGTAGCAGTCTTTGCGACTGTTTCGGGGTTTGAAAGGTCACCGTATGCAAGACCGACCGCAAATTCAATCATACGCAGATAAGTATTCAAGCCGTCCGTAATGTCGGACTGTCGGAACGCAGGCGAAAAGTCCTTGAACAGTTCTTCGTCGCCCAAATTCACATCAACGGCACGGTACAAACGCCTGTTAAGTCTGTCGGCTTTGCCGTCCTTAAGCACGGCAGAATCAACATGAATCGCACGCTCTCCGCTTTCAAATTCCCAGTCAAGCCGTCCGAACTGCATATCGGCTTTCTGAATGATTTCAAGTCCGCTGTCAAAAATCGACATACCGCATGATGAGCCGTCAACCGTGTTTTTAATCGGCACTCTGAAATAACCGAACGCAGGTCTTTTCATATCGGGGTATGTGACCGCAGGCGGTAAGTCTGCCCACTCGTCAATGACAGCGAGAGGAATTTCAGTACCGAGAACCTCGGGTGATGACGAACGGTAAGCCGTGTTAGTGACAGTCAATCCCTTGTCCTTGTCAAGGCTGTGATATTCAAGCCTTGTGTAGTAGTTGTCACCGATTTTTTTAAATTCGGGGAAGATGACCTTTACAAGCCTGTGCTTTGCGTCAAACTCAATCGGCACAAAAGCGTTTGCCGAGATATATTGTACCCTGTCACCGCCTAAAGGCTTGATGACCATTGCGCCTGTTGCAAGACCTGACTGTAACTCCGAATTAAGCTCCTCGGTTGCAGTTTCAAACAATTTTGACAGCGTTTCATTTGAGATGTTCACCGTCATTTCGTTAAGCGTAATGTTAGCAAACTCCCTTGTGATTGACTGCTCAAGCCTCAAACTGATGACATTTTCATCAAGCCACGGAGCTTTGCCGACATAGCAGTTTTGCCATATGCCGATAGCCTTTTGCATTTCTGCTGTAATCGCAAGCCGTAAATTAAGCGCCTGCTGAATATTTTCAAGCGGAAACATTCGCCTCCACACTCCTTTCAAAAAATCTATAAGTCCCATTATTCACCTCTGCGTTTCCATACTCTGTTCATTGCATATCTGACAGCGTCAATATGGTGGTTGTCCTTATCGGGATAACCGCTAATAACATTGCCGTCCTTGTCACGCTCGTATTCATAGTCGAGAAACTCCTGTGCAGTATGCGGACAGCGTGTGTTATCAATCACAATCTCCCGTAAAGACTGCAACCACTTCATCGAGTAAACAACCGAACCGGGTCCTTTTTCTGCCGAACGAGCCATTAAACCGTCAGCCCTGTAATCGCCGACTGACTTCTGTTCTGCACTGTCGCAAGTGATTAAATCATTGCTTGTAACTCCGTGCTTAGTTCTGAGCAATTCGGCTGTTTCCCTGTTGCTTTTTTTGTTGCAATTTTCCTCGTCAAAAATAATGAGCTTGTGTTGACTTGGAATATAAGTCATACAATCATAGGCAAACGGATCAGGATACCAGCCCCAGTCAACTCCTCTGTAAAATCTGTCAAAGGTCTGAATTTCGTCATCTGTGACCTCACGAATAACAACATTATCAAATACATTGCCGCCTGTGCCGTTAGCAATGCCCATATACTCGTTTTCATAGGCGGTAGGGTTTGTTTCTTTCAGGAACTCTGCGTCATCTATAAACGGCTTTCCGAGCCATTTTGACGGTACTGTAAGGTATGTACTCTCAATAACGAGCCTGTCTTGACGGGGAATTTTAATATACTTGTTCGCCCAGTTCTGTGCAGATTTCGGAGGGTTGAACGATTTAAATTTAAAAGCCGTGTCACCGCCACGAATCACCGACTGTTCAATCTTTCTGACAGCTTCCTCGCCCGTGAACTGGTCAAGTTCTTCAAACCACACAACGCCGATATAGCCGAACGGTACTTTGATTGATTTAATCTTGCCCGGATCATCTGCTCCACGGAAGTATATTTTCTGCCCTGTGCTTACCCTCGTGATTTCGAGAGGTGACACGGTGCAGTTAAACTCGCTTTCAAGACCGAGAGCAGAGATTGACCACAAAATCTGCTGATACACCGAACTGCGCAGAGTGTCGGCTACCTGACGAAAAATACAGGCGTGCATATCCTCGTTCTTCATAAGCAAATCAATAACATTCAGACTGACGAAAGACGATTTTGTTGAACCTCTTCCGCCGGGGAAAACATATTCCGAATGTTCTTTACCCTCAATATCAAAAAGCACCGACGAAAACGACGGTGCAACCATATTAGCCGGTATTCCTTTGTACTCCGAACCGTCACTCTTTGGCGGTTCAGCCTTTTTGCGTTCAATGTCGAGATAGGCATTGTCGAGCTTGATTTTATGATTTTCAAAAACATTGTCACGGATAATATTTCTTAATTCTTTAATAGAATTAACATCACCTGTTTTAGCCTTTTTGAGAAGTGCCGCATTTACAACGAGCAAATTATTGACCAAATCTTCGTCAATCTCATCAACATTAATTCCCATATCAATAAGCATTTCCCAGTCGGCAGGAGTGTTGGCAGGCAACGAAAGTAACATATCCATAACCTGTTTCATACTCTTTTTACGGCGGCGTGACTTGCCCGAAGCCTTACCGCCCTTTGCTCCGTTTTTCACGGCTTCATCACGGCTTTGGTCAGATGTAAACGGTATTAAATTTTTCTCATTGGGCAATCACCTCACCTCTTTTATCTGATTTTCCCTCACAACACAAAACCGCCCTCGGGGTGAGAGCGGTCTGTGCAATTTTTATCTTAGGAGAGTTTTACATATGTCCTGTTTGTCAAACTTTCATAATACCATTATACGCAGGGTAAGGGTGACATTCAATGACATTTCAAAATAATTTTACGAGAAATCGAACTTTTTTCGGAACGCCTGTAACGCTTCGCCGTGCAATCTCAGGGTATGCCTTACGCTCATTTCCATACTCTCGGCAATATCCTCCCACCTCTGACAATTTATGTAATACTCGGTCAAAATTGCAATGTAACGGTAATCGTCAAGTGCGTTGATTTTACTGCGGATTTCAGTTTTCAACCGCACAAGATTGTCAATTTCCCGATTGATTTCAGTCTGCAGGTCTGCAATCCTGTCAACAATCCGCATAGGGTCATTCACTCCTGATGTCTTAACAGGCTCGTTCTGCTTAACCGATACCTGTGCAATATTCAGCCTAAGTTTCGACAGCTCGTGTTCTTTCGTTCTGATCAGCTTGTCTGAAACTCTGACCGAATATAAATAATCTTTAACCGTCAATCCACTTCACTCTCCTCGTCAAGCATACCAAGTTTCTGCGCCAACGCAAAAACAGCGGTTACAATCAAACGCAAATCCTTACCTTTGATGTTACACATATTAAAGCAAACATCGTCCTCATCGTTATCAAGTTTACCAAAATCAATAACAAGTCCCTTTTCAACAACTTTTGTGTCGTCGTTATCGTAATTAACGGTAATGTTTTTAATATCTTTCATTTTCTTCTACCTCACTTTCAAGCCAATGTTTCGTGCAGTCAATGCAACTGCCATTGAATCGCTTTTCCAAAGGACAACCGAAATATGGAGTTCTTCCATATGGACAGGCAAAAAAACTCATACAACTCCGAGCCATTTCGTCAATTGACATCTGTTTGATTTTTTCAAAGTTTGTCATTCTTAACTTTTCGCAGCAACTGATTCTCCGGATGTGTGATACTCTGAATGCGGTATTTTTAACTACTTTATTATTTACATCAATGCAAAAATAAAAATTAACCGGTACTGATAAATTAGGGTCGTTTTCAAAGGCTTTTTCACCCGTCTTATGTAAAGTACCCTCAATTACAGTGTTATCCAAAAGAGTAATTGTCACACATCTGCCTAAATACCTTTCAAGTTCATTTCTTGTCATTGCTTTCACTCCTTATCCATTTTCGCACCACAAAACGGACAATATGGATACAATCTATGCTTTGTCATAATGATATGTTTATGACAGTTTTGGCAAGTAAACCAAGTACAACCGCAAATATCTTTTTCAAATATCCACTTACCGTGTTTAATCTCTTGCATATCACACACGGTTGCTTCGTTGGGTTTGCTTCCGTCAACTTCAATAATGCGTTTTACATTTTCGGCATTTCGCTTTGAATTGAAATACAAAGTAAAATTGCTACCATTATAATCGGGTATATCCAATGCATAGTCACCACAAAAATCACGGATTTTTAATTCTTTTTCAATCATCGCTCTTCACCGTCCTTCACCTTCCTCAATAGTTCCTCAATAGGCTGATTCCAGCATTCAATGCAGTTAGGGTCTATTTCGCAATCTTCTATGTCCTTCAGTCCTAAGTGATGCGGGCATATAATTTCGGGCGTGCCGTCATCGCCAAGCGGAGCGTTCGGATAGTTCTTCAAGAACTCCGTAAGAAATGTCTTTTGCGGATGCTCATCGCTCCACTGCTGAACTATTTGAACAGCCGTTTCGCTGTGAAATAATTCTAACTCGGAGCAAACTATTTTTTCGTTATTATTAAATCTGCTCAATGGGCAATCTGTACACTGAATATGGCATACACCGTTCACAACTGATTTTGTCATTCTTGCTTTTTCATTAAAATAGTTTTCAGTTTTAGAACAATCAATCATTTTCTTCATCTCCTACAAGCCCGGGATTATCGTAGATATTGCCGATTACTTCAATTTGTTTCAAATCTTGATAATATCCAAACGATTGGGAATCTTTCGGTTTTGAGATGTTGCCCCCAGCGAAACACAGGAGCATACATTGTTTGTCCTATGTAAAATTCACCAGTTGATTTTTTGGATATTTTATATATGTATCCTGATACTTTCTCCGAAAACATATCTTTGGTGATATAAAATTCTTCATCATTGTTAGGTCTTATCTTGTTACGTTCTCTGCTCTCATATACTTGCTTACACTTATGGGAACAAAAGCGTTTTTCACATCACCAAAAAACGGCGTGTATCTTCAACATTATATATCATACCGTCACCCCCTCTTATGCAATCGGTGTTGTTTCTAATGCACTTTTGAAATATTCAAGTGCTTCTATGAGTTTTGTAACCTTTTCTTCATCTACAACGACTTCATACTTATCACGCAAGTCTAAAAGTGTGTTTGTGTGTTCTTCTATCTGCTTTCTGCAAACATCTAAATATGCAAATTTAACTTTCATCTTCAATACCTCTTTCTTCATACTGTTTTCATTTGCTTCTTTTCTTGTCAAGAATATCTTTTCGCCGATGTCGTTCATATCATATGTCACGACCAAAGCCGAAATCCTTATGCAAGGCAAATACAATCGTCTTAAAAATTCGCCTTGTGGCGTCCGCAATTTCTTTGTCCTTGACTTTCTGATATTCCCTGTCTGCAAGGCGGTTAATCTCCGCCATAGCCTCTTTTTTTAGCTTAACTGGTATTCTTGCTTTCAACGCTTTCTCTCCTTTCAAATTCACAGACAAAGCCTGTACTTACGGGCTTGCAAAACCTACAGTGCTTACAGCAGTAAACGCAGATGTACAAACCTTTTTCAGAGTACGGGCATTTCCGTATGCTACACGGATGATATTCGTGTTTACACTTTCGACAAACCTGCAATCTCATAATCAATCACCCAATTGCAGATATTTTTCAATTGTCTGCTTTGCTGATGTACTGCCATAACATACCTTTACGGCGTATCCGCACCGTGAAAGATTCTGCAACCATTTATCCTGATGTTCAGAAGTCTTATTGTTGCCGACTTTAAGCTCAATATATAAGCCGTGATATTTACCTTTTGGCACAGCAAGGCATAAATCCGGAACACCTGCCCTAACTCCTTGCCTTTTAAGATGTGCGGCTTCGGCTTTATCTCTTCTGCCGCCATTAGGAACAGCATACAGCATTGAAAGTTCAGGATGTATTTTCATTTGCACACATTTATCCGCCCATTTAATGAGTTTACATTGCTCCTGTGCTTCAGACATCATTTTCATTTCCTCTCGTAAAACGGTAATTCTTATTTTTATCGGCTTTAATAAAAATTTTCGGATTAGCCATTTCTGAAATTCTACTGCCTAAAGCCTCATCAATCTGCGAAATCTGTTCAAGTGATAATTCAGATGTTATGATAGTCGGCAATCCTTCATTGTATCTGTAATTGATAATCTTAAATGTAGCATTGACATCAGCTGTTGAGACAAAATCGCCCCTGCGAGTTTTAAAGAAATCATCAATGTAAAGAATTTCCGCTTGCTTATATGAATTTATGAGAGCTTCATACACCTCTAAATTACTCGATGCCTGCTTGATTTTGGTAATATCATCCTGCCAAAGCATATATTTAGGTGCTTTGCCTTTTTTGAGTAATGCTCCGACAATAGCCGTACATATATGTGTCTTTCCACAACCGGGCTGACCGCCGAAGAAGAACCAATCATAGCATTTGTCAATGTACTCATATGCTTTATCTTTCACATATTTCTGCCAATCTGAGGTTGTCTTGTAACTTTCAAAAGTATATCGCTTAAGAAGTTTCTGAAGGCCACTGTTCTGCATTTTTCTTATTTCATCCCTGACTTTTAAACATTCACATTTACAAGCCACTACATCGTATGTAATCTGACCGAATGGTGTTTTACCTTCTCTTACACGATAAAGATAACCTCTGTTCATGCACTTGTCGCACTCATAACCCGTAAGTTTACCCGGGGTAGAATTAAAAACCTTTGCTTCCTGTTCAGCTTTTTCTTTTGGAGTAAGCTCTTTAGAAGACTTTCTCGCCCGTTGGATAATTTCCTCCGCTCGCTGTGGTGACATTATTCTTGACATTATCGCTTGGATTGAATCCATATCCTACACCTCCTCTGTCTTGGACCTTATTAAGCCATTTAGTTATGAACCCTTTAATGCCGGTTCTTGTTTTTCTCCTGCTCGGATTAGCTTCGAGCCACCCCAACATCGAACGCAATTGTTGTTCTACATCAACAGCAGGATACAAAATTTTGTAGTGCTGAACATCAGATTTTGAAACTGAATAATTACTCTTATCGTTCAAAGGTAATGTAATAAAAATATTTTCACCGGCGGTGTCGGCTGCATTTGCAGACGGCATCGCATAATAATTATTTCTATTTACTTTACTTTCCTTTACTTTACTTTTCTTTGTGTCGTTCTCGGAGAGATTATGTTCATTCTCGGAGAGATTATGCTCATTTTCAGGTATAACTATATAAGCCTTTGTTTCTTCCGTTTTCAAAAGCCAATATAATCTATTTATTGTGCGACCTCGCACGGAGCGTTTTTCGATAGCGTACATATATCGTTCTTGCATCATTTTGTTGGTCAGTATGCTCTCCCTATCAAACAGCCCGTTATCAAACAGCCCAATTCGTAAGCAAAGCTTAACTACCTGATTTACCGTATCTGATTTAATTCCACCGCTCATTCGTTTCGCTATCGTGGCAGCACTGGTTTCTTCTCGCCACTCATAATAGTAACCATTTGTTGCATAAGCTTTGGTACAAATCCAAAAAAATACTCCAAAGCCGTCCCAACCCTGTGCATCAATAAGCACATCAAATCTCTCATCATCATCGAACAAGTGAACATCCCAAGCCGCAAAGTCAAGCCCTCGCTTTGGTTGTCCAGCCATTCACTGTATCACCTCTTTCTTTTTGTATTAAGTTTCAGCTTTGTACAAAGATATTCATCAAGCTCTATACCGTAGATTTTGTACTTATCAAACAGCTCTTTTTCGTGCCGATGTGCTTCATCGTGGTGCTTTCTGCAAAGGCATATAGCTTTTAATCCTATATGTACAATCTGTTTCCTATCTCGCCCCATACCAATTCTGTCAACATGATGAACTTCACCTGGTGCATTGCATATTGCACACTTACGATTTTCAAGACAACTGTACAAGTATCTGCCTATATCATCTGTAACATTAAGCAGAGTATCTCTTGTTCCGATATTTTGGTAGAAACAAAAATCTATCAGATAGCTTATGAAATCTCTTGCTACGCTTTTTTCGCAATCAGACAGCGAAAAGTATTCAATGCCAAATTCACCGCAAAAATTAAACTTGAAATATTCTTTAATCCATTCGGGATTATCTCCGCACCAAAATGCTATATCTCTGATGATTGCGTATATTTTTCTTCGCTGTTCGGCAGAAATCGTGCGTCCGTCAACAATTCTGAGTTCAATTTCATGTACTTGTTTCTGTGCAAGTTCTCTGCCGATACGCTCATGCGGTCTTACTATTAAGTTATATCCGTCATAAGATACTATGTTCGCTGATGTAATCATACTAAGTCCTCGTGTTGGTGCATATAAACGAAGAAACTGTTATTACCCATATTTTGATACAACCATTCATCGCACTTTTCTTTGCTCAAATGTGTACGAAGAACTCTATCTTCGTACACATATTGACCTTTCAATCGTTTATCTTTTATTCGATTAAGTAATTCTGTTTTTGAGTAGTTAGCTTCTACAAGATACAAATCGTAGTTCTTAGCTGTTATATGAGCGATTTCCGATGTATCAGTTGCGTATATAACTTTATATATCCCCTGTTGAGTGTTGAAGTGTAACTTCCAGCCGATATTAGGAACATCATGCCGAAGTGGTACTGCTGAAAAAGTAATATTGCTGATTGAGTACCATTTATCCTGAGCGACTATGAAAGAATTGTATTGAAAGGAGGTATCACCTAATAAAAAAAGCTTTTTGCAAAGATAATTGGGGTAAATTATCCGAATACAAGGGTGTTCGGACAGCAGTCGCTTTAGAGTAGCAACATTACAATGGTCTCCGTGTTGATGAGTTAAAAAAACATATTTAACTCGGTCAACCACTTCACACTCAACAAGTTTGCTGAACGGCACTCCGCAGTCAATCAAGACCTGACCGTCAAGAAAGACTGCGTTGCCCTTAGAGCCTGTGCTTATTATCTCTAAATCAATCATTTCATTCTGCAAGATCATCAATAGAGAACTGTTCTTCATCCGGTTCAGATGAAGATGAATTGTAAATTTCAGGTGTTTCAGCAGGAACTTCTGCATCAATCATGGTATCGGAGTCATAATCGGGAGTTCCGTCAGCATTGATAATATGATTATCAGCTTCATATGCTGTCTGCATTTCAACACTCATAATACCCCATTTGCTTATAAGCTGTCTGAGCATTGTCTTTTTTGCCATAGCATCAAAATCCTTTGCCCAAAAAGTGTAACTTGTACCCTTATTGACATCGCTTGCATATCCGGCTGAATACTTTAATGCGTGCTGTTTCATCTTATCCTTACTCCAGTAAAGAGCCTTTTCAAAGCCATTTACATAGCGAAAATAAGCATAGTATCCGATAGTTTCGGCAGATTCACGCTCTGTTTCATCTTCAATCATTTTAATTGCTATTTCCTCGGTGAGTGGGTCCCAGTTAAGTAGTTCGCCCTCTTTTACTTCTACAACATTAAGTCTTTTATACTGACCACTACGAATAGCGAGCTGTATGTATCCACGATAGCCAAGAACAAATGTAGCTGTTGTACGCTTATTCTTTCTGTCCTTAAACGGGACCATATAATACTGACCGAGCTGTGGTGACGGAGGAAGTCCGAGAGAGTGACCGCAAAGAGCCGCCGAAAGAATTGTAGCTGCATCGCATTCTTCGAGTGCAGGATTTGTACTCACCACAGATGTGATAGCCGCCGTAAATTTCTGAATTTCCTTCGGGTCTTTCATTGAGTTTGAAAGACTTTTCTGAAAAGCCTGTGTCTGGAGCATTGACGAAAACTTCGGCTTTCTCTGCTGAATCTGATTGTTTTGATTATTATAATTACTCATAGCGCAATCCCCTTTCGTTGATTAACTGCTTAACAGTGAGTGCAAAATCTTTAAGCTGTGATTTTGTACCGTAAACCTTGAATGACAATGACAGAACTTTTTCATCTTGCTGTGGCTGTTCTGATATTTCTTCAACCGGAGGAGCAACTTCTTCAGGCACATTTGCAACAAACGGTTCATATTCGTCAAGAGTGTTGCTCACAGCCTGCTCGGCTTTTTCACGCTCTGCTCTTTCGGCTTCTGCCCTTGCTTTTTCTTCTTCAATAGCCTTGTACCTCTCGGTTACGGAAGTTATTGCAACCGATACATTCAAAGACCGCTTATACTCGTACAGGATTTCGTCCTTGTGCTCCTGCGTTGCGATAAGCTTTAAGTCATCCATAATCTTGTCAAGGTTAGATTTTATAGTTTCTTTAAGCTTTTTGAGAGATACGCTCATAGTAATGTTTAAACTAACTTGCTCATATGCCACAAAATCAATACCGAGTGATTTTGAATACTCATCAAAATAGCTTTTTGATTTTTCGTACTTTTCCTGTTTAAGACCCTGCTCAATGGTGTCAACCTTACCTTTAAGGGCGGAATCAGCTTTCTTATAAGGCAATAACACGCAATCTTTGTAAACTGTTTCAAAAGCCTCATAAGGTGTTATTATTTCCGATTTAACCGCTTTTCGGCGAGTTTCAAATTTTGCAAATTCCTTATTGAGCGATGAACGCAACTTCTTGATTTCCTTGTAGTTTTCGTCTGTACATATCATTTCGCAGGCAGTGTTTACCTTTTTCTCAATTTCAGATTTAACCTGCTTGAGATTCTCGATAATGACAGGAATCTGAGCTACCTGAATTAAATCGGTTGAATCAGGTTCTACATCATTAACTGTTGACAGATTTTTTACTTCTTCCATATCAGCAGTTTCAAGCAAATTAACGGGTTCTGTAATTTTGGTCATTTTATGTTACCTCCTTAATCTATTGACCATTCTTCCTCGGTAATGCCGTGAAAAAGTTCGGCACATTCACGAGAACAGAAAATATCATCATTTGTATCTCTGAAATATGTATAATCATATCTGAGTTCTGCGTTGCACGCTCTGCAATGCCCCATTACCAGTACTTGCGGTGCGTTTGGGCACATCGGATTACACGGAGTGTTTCTGCATACTTCGCACATTTTAATATCTCCTAACTATTGATTTTTCGATTCAATATGATATAATGAGCTTGTTTAAATTTCTTTTTGTTTAATCCCGTGTTGCTGTTCCTAAGCAATGCGGGATTTCTCTTTGCCTGCAAGTTGCATTTCAAGCAACGCCTTTGATACTCTTTCAGCTCTGAGTTCTTCCCTGATAAGCTGTTCAAGGTAATAATCCTCAAGGCGTTCACCGTTTGCATCACCAAATCGGCTGATAATAACCGCCAACTTGTTCTTAGCGTGTGCCTTAGCAATTTCAAACTCAGATTCAGTGCATATGTATCCGTTTGAGGATATAAAATCAGCGTAATTCAAAATATTTTCCCACCTTTATATTTGATAAACATTTTGCTAAGGTCCGCAAAATGTTCTTTTCATCAAACAACCTTGTAGTCGTTGGCATTTTCAACCCCCACACATTCAAAACCGAAGGATTCGGATTCAGGCGTTTCAAGTGCTTTGAGCTTGCGTTTTAGCTCTCTGTTCTCGTGACGATAACCGCTTGACGCTGTCTTTTCGAGTGCAAGATCTGTTCTTGCGTTTCGCAGCTCAATGCTGAGATGTCTGTTCTCTGCTCTGAGGTTTTCAATATCTTTGAGTAGCTTTCTTTTTGTCGGGTAATTTCTTAACCGCATTTGTTACACTCCTTTCAACGGGTTTGAACCGAGAATATAATTGAGAAACGGTATTCTCGGAATACGGATAGATGTGCCGACTACAATTACATTGAATCCCAATTTTTCGGGTTCGTCCTTTGCCTGTTCACGCAAGTTTTGCGGAGCAACTCCAATAGCCTTTGCGGCATCTTCCGAAAGCAGATAGACATCACTGCTATCCATAATTTCTTTGATTTTTTTGTTCATCTGAACCGTGTCCATATAAACACCTCCTTAATTTTCGTTGCTTGTAACATACGGAATTTCTGTTCCGTCAATTTCAAGAAGGAACTTGTCCTTTGTGTCAATAAGTTTAAGTTTTGCCATTTTCTCACCTGCTTTTCGATATTTTATTGCTTTACACGACCTTAAATGTTATGATTAACTATGAAAGGGGGTGCAAAGCGTGGCAATTGTATTGCAAATTTTACTTGTTGTATGGGTATTTAGATTGCTTACAAATGTTTTTAGACTATGTGCAACCAAGTTTTATTTCTATCTTTTCAAGAATAATTACAAACATCTAAACAGATGTTCAAGACCTGTTGGAGTTTTATTTAGCAAAGCCACCACTCAACAATATGTAGTTTGCACCGAAAGAAGATATTCGGTAAAAGAAATGTATCAAGATTACATTTCCAATTGTTTGACTGATAGGCATTCAAGCAATAAAATATCCAAAATTTTTAACAATACGATAGGCGTTTACAGCTACAGAATAAGACAAAACTTTTATCCTGTATTTTGGCTGACTGCTCCTGTAAATGCTTTAAACTCGGTTAATGTACATCCGAATACGATTTTATCGGTCCTCATTAACATTTTGTTTTGGCTTATTAACTTTTCCGCAGGATATTTCCTTGAAAAGTTTTTAGACAACAATCTTCCGACTAATCTGCTTTCAATTTTTGATAAGCTGATATAATAAAATTTCTTATACTCTGGCGTTCTTTTTTATTTCTGCAATTGTCAAGTCTGTTTACTTCATTGAACATTGCAGTATATAAAAGAGCGTCAATCTTTTTTTGACTTACTTCAACAAATACAGGTTTTTCCGTCTTTCTTCACCTCTTTTCAGCTAAGTCCGTTTAATAGGACTGTGATTGTGTGGTATTACCTACTGTTCTTTTTAAGAATTTCGTTGACAACTGACTTTTCTTCATTCGTCAGTAAGTTTTCAACTGGTGTATCTGTAATTTCAGCAATTTTCTGTCTTACTGAAATTTTAGGAATAACGCCATTACGCCAGTTTCGGATATTAGCTTTGCTCATTTCTAATTGAGAGAGTAACGAACAAAGTGTTATATTTCTTTTATCGCATATATCTGACACAATTTTGTAAAAATCCACAATTTATTACCTCCTTTTTTATTGATAATTTAGGTTGACAAATGTGCACTATACCTTTATAATTTAATCAGTTAAAAAAATTAGATTACAAAGTTGGTGCACATTCACACACCTATTTTCGTCAAGTTAATGTCCCCACATCGTCTTGACAAGTTTATTATAGTGCATAAAAGTGTACTTTGCAAGTGCATTTTTGAAATTTAGGTGCATTTATGTGAACTTCGTGAAAAGTGCACAAAAGTAGAGGTGCATTTTTGTGTTCTTTGATTTATTGGATTCAATATGTAAAGAGAACGGTACAACGGTTACTGCGGTTTTGGTTGCAGTTGGTTTGAGTAAAGGTTCTATACGCAATTGGAAAAACGGTGTTTTACCTAAATACCAAACTCGCCTTAAAATAGCCAATTATCTTGGTGTTCCTGTTGAAAGGCTTATGACTGAGCAGGAAATCGAAGAAGAAAAGAAACAGCATGAGCAGATTGAAAAGTTAGTTGAAGATGTTGCAAGAAAGGTCTCTTCCCCTCTTCCGAAAACAAATTTTGATGAACTTTCGTATGCTGCTTATCAAGAAATGGAAGGAGAAAGCGAAGATTTTAAAAACGATATACTTAGCTATATCAAATTTAAGAAATCTCAAAAAGGAAATGATTGAATGACTTTAGAGGATATTTATTTTGAATGTGAACAAAAAGGGATAACTGTTGATTATTTCAAAACTGACAAAGCAAAAGCATTTTCTTTTCCTTACGAAAACGGAATTGTAGTTCTTGACAAAAGCAAGATTGAAACTACTGCCGAGGAAACAGTTTTGCTTGCTCACGAAGAAGTTCACATAGATTTAGGTGCTTTTTATTTATTCACAACTCCATTAACCGTAAAAGGGAAAATGGAACAAAAAGTAAAGAAACACACAATAAAAAAGCTCATCCCTTTGGATGAGCTGAAAGAAGCGGTTCACAACGGTATAACAGAGCCGTGGGAACTTGCCGAATATTTTAATGTCACAAATAAATTTATGATTGAAGCAATGGAATTTTACAGAGATAATTTATTGATGTGATAATAAAGAAAGACCGCCCACAGCTGGCACTATGAGCGGTCAAAAAAGTAGCTGGAAAGTTATCACTCTCCATAAATATTATATATAATATTCAAATTATTGTCAATGTTTTTCAAATATTATTTATGATATATAATAAAACCCTATTTACAAATTAAAACATATGTTCTATAATGTAAATAGAGGTGATAAAAATGGGTGTGAAATTAGTGAAAAGTGAAGATGTTTTTTCTTTCCATTTAGATGGAAATAGTTCAATTGATGCAATACTTCTTTCTAAAATCATAAGCAATATTGCAGAACTTACCAAAATGGCTGCTATATACGAAAATCCGGATTCTTATTTACGGATGAATGTAACAGCTTTTAAAAATGGTAGTTTTGAAATTGATTTTTCAACAATTTGTGAAATAACAGAAAATATAATTTCGCAAGGAAATGATTTAATTGGATTTGCGTCCACTGCAATAGCAACTGTAAAAGGTTTTTTAGATGTAAAAAAATTATTAAAAGGTAAAAAACCAAAATCAGTAAAGGAAACATCTGACGGAAGAATTATTATTACTTCCGAAGATGACCATAGCATAAATGTAACAAAATCAAGTGGTGCTGTAGTAAACAATGTTCATATAGATAATTTAGTTGTTAATTTGGCGCAAAATGTTAGTGAGCATAACAGCAAAGGTGGTTTTTCTTTTAATACCAAAGACTCCTCTGAACATTTCAATAGTGCAGATATTGAGGAAATGAGAAAACCACTCCCCACAGCTCAAGAAGAGATTGTAAAAAATATTACAACTAAAGCTGATCTACTTATAAAAAAAGCCGCTTTGATTGGTAAAGGGGCTTGGTCTTTCATATACAATAGTAAGACTATAGAAGCAAAAATTGAAGATACAGATTTTTTGGAGCAAATACACAAAGGTGAATTTGCAATACAAAGCGGAGATTATATTACTGCTGATTTAAAAATAACTATTCCTTACGATACGAATATAGGATTTGATGAATCAGCTACTAAATACACAATATGTAAGGTTTATGGTGGCATACAAAACAACAAAAATCTTATGACACCATTTATATAAAAAATCCGCCCTGCTCGACTGGTCCTCGAACAGAGCGGAATCACCTACACAGGGTGCAGATGATGCAGTTTAATGCAAGATAATTGTATCACATTCCCTTGTGTTTTTCAAGTAATTTAAAGCACAAGGGATTTTTGCACCCTTTTTTAAGCAAAAGGAGTGTATAAAATGAAACTGCCTAACGGCTACGGCTCTGTTTATAAGCTGAGCGGAAACAGGCGCAATCCGTGGGTTGCCTGCGTGACAATAGGATACAACAAAGAAACACGCAATCAGGAACGCAGAGTTATAGGCTACTTTCCCAACAAGCCGAAAGCTCTGAACGCTCTTGCTGATTACAATCAAAACCCGTTTGATGTTGATTCGGCAAGACGCACTTTTTCAGAAATTTATGAACTTTGGTACAAGGAGTTCATCACCGAAGATACAAATCCGAACACCAAAAGACAGTATAATGCGGCATACAAACAATGCTCAATGTTATACAATCGCAAGATGTCCGATATAAAAATCATTGATATGCAACGAGTTCTCGACAACTGCAACAACGGTTATCAATCGGTTAGGCGAATTAAAATTCTGTTGAACAAAATCTACGAATACTGCATATTTCACGATATGCTCCATAACAATCTTGCAGAAAAATTGAAAATCAATGCCAAGTCAGATGAAACAAAACGAGCACGCAGGGAGTTTTCGGAAAGCGAAATAAATCTTTTGTGGGAATATTCAAATCTTGATTCGGTAAAAATAGTGCTTATGCTGATTTATTCGGGAGTGCGTGTGTCTGAACTTCTCAATCTGAAAATTTCAAATGTAAACCTTGACGAACAGACTTTCTTTGTTGAAAGTTCAAAGACCGATTCAGGTGTACGAACCGTGCCTATAGCAGATAAAGTACTGCCGTTTTGGCAGAAATTCATCAGCGATTCTCAATGTGGATATGTTCTGAATAACACCAATGGCAAGCCGCTGAAATACGATAACTTTAAACGCAACTACTGGACACCTCTGCAAAACGATTTAGGTTTAGACCACACCATACACGAAACAAGACACACCTGCATTTCAATGCTTGTATCGGCAAATGTGAACCACACAATCATCAAAAAAATAGTCGGTCACAAGTCGAAAATGGACTTGACCGAAAAGGTTTATACCCACGTTAACCCCAAAGAATTGGTGAACGCAATCAACAAAATATAGTCTTATATTATCCTGAATTGTTCATAATTATGCTCCGTAGCTTACATATAGCTAACAAAATCCCCCATTTTCCCCATTCCTATCCCCCTTGCAAGTTACCTGCACCAGTAAAGGTGGTTTTTTAACCGCCTTTTATTTTTTGCCAAAATTACTTAAAATGCCTTAAAAGTGGCTTAAACACTGGGTTTTTGAGATTTCAAAAATTCAGTTGAGTAATTTTGAATTAAGTTAAAACAAGATAAAATGCAGTCAAACTTACTGTCAAACTTACTGTCATTTTAGTTTGCCTGCCGATTTTCAAGGAAACAAGATAATATA